ACTCACCACATTTAAATGGCACATCTTTATTACCATACATATACCATTTAGGAAACTCATTTTTATTTAATGCTCTACCTACTGCACCAACTATCTTATGTGATACTCTGTTCTTAACTAAGAATACAACTCTATCTTGTTTAACATCATACTTAAAATCTGCACGACCCCATGACCATGACTCCCAACAATTATTATTGGATAGCCAACGCATAGCTTTTTCATTTGAGTATATTGATTGAAAGCTATCTGGTATTTTAAACTCACTATCCTCTATGTGTAAATCTTTATTACCATGAAAAACTCGTTCTACATATTGCATATTTTTTTCTCCTTGCTTTGTTCCTTTTGCACTACATGACGCATGAAAGCAATACCACCTTAAACTATTTTCTGTAGTATCAACTGATAATGTATTTCTACCATTACAGAATGGGCAATCCATTCTAGTTGTCGTATCTGGTGGCACAGATAAACCTGCCACAACTGCTAGTTGTTGCTTATAATTCAAATATCTACTTCCTCATATGTGATTGTATATTTTTTATTAGAAAAAAAACTATCTGGTTCTATCTTCATTAAATTATTATTAAGATAGTAAGCTACATTATTTTCCAGTATCTCTTGTGTTGGTTCGTTGTCGAATGGTATTACTGCTGTTGCGTCTATTCCTAGTCCGTATATTCTTACTTTGTATTTTTTCATCATGATTCTCCTTATCATCATTTGATTGATTTGTCAAGCGACTTTCTTTTTTTATTTTCTTGTAATAGTTTGGGTGCTTAAACTCAAATGTCACAGCTTGCCTTTTCTTTCTTTTCTAGTTTTATATGGTAGCTTAAATGTTTTAGTAGCGTAATTTTTTTTCTTACTTGTCCATTCTACAAGGACTGACTTAGCATCACCAGCTTCAAATGCTTTCATTGCTTTCTTTAAACTTCTAGCTGCTATGGTTTTTATCTCATGACTTAAGCCATCTTCTGTTGTTCTTTCATATATAAATTTATATGTTATCATCTTCTATCCTTTCAATGTTAGCTGATATTATTTTTCTTGTATTATTTTTAAAACAATTTTTAATACACGCATATCTTAAATCTTCTTGTAAATCTTTTACAAAAGACTCAGATGCAGTTATATCAAATGTCATATGCAATCTTATTTTTTTATCCATTAATGCTCCTTGTAACTTACTTGTTTAATTGAACGACTCCAACAGGCACGGCAATCCTTACACTCTCCACCTTGTTTATATGCAGGACAT